ATCAGAGCTACAACGTAAGCACCCTGATATGCAGCAGATTTTGCAGGACACTAACTTTGCTGAGTGGATTAAAGCATCTAATGTTAGGACTAAGCTGTTTGTAGCAGCAGACCAGCAGTACGATAGTGAAGCCGCTGATGAGCTATTTAGCTTGTGGAAAGAGCGACAGAACATTGTACAGCAGACTGCCGCTGTAGAGGAGCAATCCCGTAAGCAAGCAGTTAAGGCAGCAGCCACAGGTAATGCCCGTGGTAGCAATGAGTCAGCACCTAAGAAGATCTACCGACGCGCAGACATTATTAACCTTATGAGAACCGACCCTGACCGCTATGCTGCTCTACAACCAGAGATTATGAAGGCATACGCAGAAAAACGGGTCAGATAGTATATCTTAGGAGATATTTATTATGACTGATTCCACATATCCCGCAACTGGCGGGTTTGTTGACAACACTAGCGCAGCTACTTTCATTCCAGAAATCTGGAGTGATGAGATTATTGCGGCCTACCAGAAGAACCTCGTATTGGCAAACCTTGTCAAGAAGATGTCTATGGCTGGCAAGAAGGGTGATACCATCCATGTGCCTAAGCCTGTCCGTGGTGACGCTCACGCTAAAGCTGAGAACACCGCTGTAACGGTTCAGAACGCTACGGAAGGTGAAGTGCAGATCTCTATTGACAAGCACTTTGAATACTCACGTTTGATCGAAGACATCACGGACGTACAGGCTCTTAGCTCACTGCGTCAGTTTTACACGGAAGATGCTGGCTACGCTTTGGCGAAGCAAGTTGACACCGACCTGCACAGCTTGGCTACTGGCCTTGGTTCTGCTGGTACGTCTTCTACGACTTACCTCAACAATGGTGGTACGTTCTTCGCAGACGCTACCAACGGCCTGTCTACCTACACGGCTGACACTGTAACCACTGCTGATGTATTCACTGACGCTGCATTCCGTGGCATCATTCAGAAGCTAGACGATGCTGATGTTCCTATGGAAAATCGTTGCTTTGTCATTCCTCCTTCAGTTCGCAACACCATCATGGGTATTGATCGTTACGTAAGCTCTGACTTCGTAAACAACGGTCAGGTTCCCGGTGGTCAGATTGGTCAACTGTACGGCATTGACGTATATGTTAGCACCAACTGCCCTGTTGTTGAAGCTGCTGGCGACAACTCTGCTTCCTCTGTAGACTCTTTGGGCGCGCTGTTGTTCCAGAAGGATGCAATTGTAATGGCTGAACAACTGGGAGTTCGTTCTCAGACTCAGTACAAGCAAGAGTTCCTTGCTAACCTGTTCACCTCAGATACTCTGTACGGCGTAAACGTACTGCGTCCTGAGTCAGGTTTGACCTTGGTTGTTCCTAAGTAACAATCATTTAGCTGGGGGCTGCGCTGTAGTGGCCCCTTAGCTTTATCTTTAAGGAGTGTAACATGTGGCAAGCGTTGATTGGCCCTGTAGCAAACTTAGCTGGTACTTTCCTTAAAAATAAAGCTGCTGAGAAGCAAGCTGTCCATGAGTCCAAGATGCGTAAGATTAATGCTGACGCAGACTGGGAAACTCAACAAGCCGCTGCATCACAGTCCTCATGGAAGGATGAGTGGTTTGCAGTTATTTTGAGTTTGCCTTTAATTGGAGCCTTCATTCCTAGTATGGTTCCCTACGTACAAGAAGGGTTTTCCGTATTGTCTACTATGCCTGACTACTACAAAGCATTTTTAGGTGGCGCTATAGCTGCCAGCTTTGGTATCAAAACTTTGTCTCACTGGGGTAAATAGTGTTTCAGATATCAGTACCTACAGGACTTTTTAGTCAAACACCTGACGGGTTTTACACTAGAGGTGACACTAAGTTTAATCTTCCTAGTTTGGAGCAGGTAGAAGAAGACAGACGTATTCGGGAACAACAAGCAAGAGAAAAAGCTCCTGAAGCACTATCTGATTACTTTGACGTTTTAAAAAGTGCATCGTCTGATTACTCTACTTACACAGGTCATGATGCCAGAAGGGAGTCTGAACGTCTATTTCAAGAAGACTTAATAACTACTCTTAGTAAAAGCGATGCGTCTAATTTACTTAGACCTCTTTCTTACGATTTGTCGGATGTTGATATAGGTGAGTTTACATTTGATAAAACTCTTGAAGACTTTAGGGGGCCAGAAGGAAACTGGCTTTATGGTGATATATCTAATGAAAACTTAAAGGCTTTTCAAGAAGAACTATTGCCTGTTATGGCTAAAGCAGTAGCCAAAGAACAGTTAGATACTCAGGGCAAAGGTGAAAGAATAGGTGCTTATGTTGGCATACCTTGGTCAGAGGCTCTTACAGGAGCAATTGTAAATAATCCTGAAGTCCAACAAATATATCAAAAGTATGGTGTAAGCCCCACACGGACAGATAAAGAAGGATCTCAATATCTTTACGATCCTTTTTCATTTCAAGAAATAAGAACTTTAGACCTTAGTAGTGATTGGCGTGATACTGCAAGAGGTATTGGCCTTTCTTTAGCTGGAGGCGCTTTACTTGGGCCATTAGCAGGAAGCCTAACAAGTAGTTTAGGAGTTCCAGCGGCACTACAGCCTGCTCTTACAGGCGCTTTAACATCAGCGGCTACAGGTGGTGATCCTCTTACAGGGGCGCTTACAGGTGGCTTAGGTGGCCTTGCAGAGCCTGTTATATCTGGCGCAGACTTAGGTACTTTAGGAACTGCTGGTGCTAGAGGACTTAGCTCTGCTGCTATTGCAGGAATAACTGGTGGCGACCCACTGACAGCAGGTTTACTTTCTGCTGGTACATCTCTTGGCAAAGGTGTATTAGAGGACATAAAAGAAGATCGTTTAGCAGAGTTTAGAGAAGATATAGGAGCTATTGAAGTTCCTGAGTTACCTGAGTTTGACGTAGGTGCTGGTTCAGGAGACTTACCTTTTGATGTTGACTTAGAGTCAGCAGTAAAAGATGCAGCTTTTAGAGCAGAAGTAGCCGGTATTACAGTGCCGGAAATACCAGAGTTTGATGTTGGTATAGGCTCAGGAGATTTACCTTTTGATGTATCTCCTTTAGTCCCAGCGTTCCCTTCTATGGAGTCAAGTCTTGACCTTGAAGCTCTACCTACTGGAACTACAGTACCTTTAGAGCCTACTTATGTAGGTCAAGAAGGTTTTACTACTTCTACACAAAATTTACAAAGACAAGCAGATAGTCTTCAAGCAGAAATAAATCGTCTTGAATCAATAACTACGCCTAGAGGAGCCTCAGCTAGACGGGCTAGTATAGCTTCTTTAAGAGAAGAACTAGCTGGTGTTCAAGGTACTTTAGATGCAGTGTTTGGTATAGACGATACAGTAACTACTGTTGATTTAACAGAGCCTACGCCTATAGCAGATGACATACTACAGGTTCCTCCTAGAGAAACAGTACGGCCTGAGTTATCAGTAGAGCCTCCCGCACCTGATGTAGATTTAACACCTCCAGAGTTTACTCCTCCTGATATTACACAGGATCTACCAAAGTTTGTTCCACCTACTTTAGACATAGCTCCTCCAGTTATACAGCCTCCGCCTATACGTGTACCTACACCTTTTGAAGGCGGTGGAGGTGGAGCCGCAGCAGGAGGCCCAGTTACAAGCGGGTTGTTGACAAGCGGCAGTGTTACTAATGCTTTACTTACAGGAGACTTCAGTAGTCTAGGTGAACCTGCTCCTACACCAGCACCAGCACCAACTCCTGCTCCTGTAGCTCCTACTCCTGCTCCTGTTGCACCAGAGCCTACTCCTGCACCTGTAGCTCCTGTAGTGCCAACACCAGAGCCTGTAGTTCCTGTAGAGCCAGTACCAGAGCCTACACCTGTAGCTCCTGCACCTGTAGCTCCTGCGCCTACACCTGCTCCTGTAGAACCAGCACCAGAGCCTGTAGAGCCTACGCCAGAACCTACAGAGCCTGTAGATATATTTACAGACACTATAGAGCCTACAGACCCATTTACAGACACTATAGAGCCTACAGACACTGTAGAGCCTACAGAGACTGTAGAGCCTACTACAGAGCCTACAGAGCCTACAGAGCCTACAGAGCCTACAGAGCCTACAGAGCCTGTAGAGCCTACGCCTACTCCTGTAGAACCTACTCCAGAACCTGTAGATACTACACCATTTGGTGAAGCAGATCTTACTACAGCTAGAGAAGAAGGGTTTGCTGAAGGCCAAGAAGGATTAACTCAAGCTCAAGAGAATTTAGCTACAGCACAGCAAGAAGCTCAAGATGCTAAAGATAAAGCAGAACAAGCAGAACAAGCTAGACAAACTGCTTTAGAAAAAGCTGCACAAAGTCGTACAAAAGCTGATCAAGCTGAAGCAGCTAAGGCTGAAGCAGAGGCTGCAAGAACTAAAGCGGAGCAGGAAACTGCTGAAGCTAAGGCTAGATCTGCTGAAGCAGAAGCTAAGGCTGCTCAAGAGTCAGCAGCTAGACAGCAAGCAGAACAAGAAGCAGAAACAGCTAAGGCTGCTCAACAGCAGGAAACTGCTAAGGCTCAACAAGCAGTAGCTGCCAGAGAAAAAGCAGAGCAAGAAGCAGAAGCAGCAAGACAGCAATCCGCTAAAGCAGAGCAAGATAGACAAGCTGCTTTAGAAAAAGCTGCACAAGACCGCACTGCTGCAAGCCAAGCGCAAGCTCAAGCTGCTGAAGCAGAGGCTGCAAGAGCTAGAGTAGAGGAACAAGCGGCGGCTGATAGAGCAATAGCTGCTAAGGAAACAGAAGCTAGACAAGAGGCTGAACGTCAAGCCTCAGAAGCTAGAGCTAGGGAAGCTGAAGCTAAAGCTAACGCTGCTAAAGAAGCTGAAGCAAGAACTAAAGCAGAGCAGGAAAGAACTAGAGTAGAGCAAGAGTCTCAACAAGCATTAGCTAAAGCAGAGCAAGAAAGAACTAGAATAGAGCAGGAAGCTGCTGAGTACAGAAAAACAGCAACAGAAACTTCTAACCAACTTACAGAAACTCTTGAGTCTACAAAAGCAGACTTAGCGGAGCAGCGTGATGTAACGGAGGCATTACAGACAGACATTGATAGTTTGAGTGAAGCAGTTACTGGTCTTAAAGGAACTGTAGAAAGTC